TGAGAATTAAACTAACTCATCACACCCCCATTGTTCGAACGTATGTCACGTTCACAATAGTAAGGAGTTCTTTCAACCTTACATTATTTGTTCTATAGACCAATTAAGTCTTTAAACTTTATAACCTATAAAAAGTAAATAATAATAAAATAAAAGAAAAATACATATTTCATTTGAAAAACCAAAACGATAGTATACTCACTGTGTGAGAAGTCTATGTCTTGGTTTTATAACCAAGGAAATAAATACTGATATGGCGGAATGCCATTAGACACAAGTCTACAAGCCTTTAGGCTAGATCTATAGTTGTAATCAACAACGACCTATCTGTTTATACATTTTGCAGATACAAAACTACTAAAAGACCTCGATTGACTCAAGTCAGGTATCATACGCCTACGTAATACACGTCCTTTATCAGGAATGAAGTTTCGTAAAGTATGTAATATCACATGATTAAATCACTACCTGCTTATGTGTTTGAGAACGAATTAAGCAAACCTTTGATTCAGGATAATGAATCACCCGTATGTTCTGTGAATACCGTCGGAGAGACACAAAAAGGTACCACAGTCCCAATGCACCCCGTGGTTGGACAACCAAACTTACCGTTAAATTACAACACAACTCAAGTTAAACCACAATTTGGTTTAGAAGATTTAGATGTTGTAGGTTTATTTCTTACCAATTTAAAAGAAAACACCAGTCTTAGTATTGACGAAGACAAAACTGAATATGTGATTAAGGAAGCTAGTAATTTAGTAGCATTATTTTTCGCATTGAAGGAAGTTCAATCATTTCCTCAATTTGCATCCATCATTTATTTGTATGCAGGTACTCATTATGAGAAATCTGTAGCAGTATCTGTTTGTTCATATTTCAATGAATTATTTGCAAAAGAAAAACAAGAGGAAACGGAGATTGAACCACAGGCTCCAATTGAAAGACCAGCATGGCTTGCTGTTCTAACAGATGCCCATAATAATTGGCATATGTGTAGAACTAATAAAGCTTTCTCACAATTATCTAAATTACTAGGTTTATTAGTAACAGTCGGATTATGTGATGCTGCATCTATTCAATTTACTATAGGAGGATTCAAACTCTTTGATGATCAAATTATCAAAGAGCATGTATCTGCTGCTAGTTTGGTTGATGCTATTTTTAGCACGGTTACATTCTTTGCAGAAGGAGCATATTTATGTTTTAAACATGGATCTATAAGACCACTTATTATGAGTGACTTTAAGATTCTTGATATTGATGAACAATATGCTAGAGCCGTAGGATGGTGGGATTTAGTTAGAGCTGGAAATTTTGAGAAAGTCATGGGTAAAGTTGATTCAGAATATGAGTCACTTTTAACCGAACTTTCTACTGCTATTAAAGCAATGATTCCACTAACTAAAGGTATAGAAAACAAGCTCTTAAACGATAAATTTCTAAGAGTATTACAAATGGAGAATGACTACGTCACGCACAAGATTGCTTGTGGTGTACGTAGAGCACCATTTTGTATTGAAATTTTCGGAGAAAGTGCTCAAGGTAAGACAACTTTTGGAGACCAATTAATTGACTATCTAATGATTGGACAAGGATTACCAGCAGGAAAAGAATTTCGCGCTGTACATGACCCACAAGATAAATTCATGAGCACATGGAAAACCAACAAAAATGTTATGATCATTAATGATTGTGGCAATGATAAATCGCAATTTTTACAGAAACCTCCTACAAGAGATATTATTAATTTTGCAAATAATCAAGTATTTGTTGCACCCAAAGCAGAATTAGCTGAAAAGGGTAGAGTTTTCCTTGAACCAGAATTGATGGTAGTCGATACAAATGTTAAGAATTTATGCGCTTTTGAATCTAGTAATTGCCCATACTCTGTGCAACGACGTATGCATGTCGTGGTAACTTTGAAAGTTAAACGCGAATTGCAAAGAGTTGTTGATGGAGTTACATGTGGTATTGATAGCAAGAAAGTACGTGAAAAATATACTATTGATGGAGTTTATACACCACCACTAGTAGATGACATTTGGATCGTCGATATTGAACAAGCAGTTAAACCGGAACGTATGTGTGACATTGCAGACTACAAACCATTGTATATGGATGGAGTTAAAATGGTAGATTTAAGTACCAAAGATGCATTTCACTACATATCTCTTTTATTTAATGAACATAGACAGGATCAATTCTGTATTATTGAATCAATGAAAGAAAGAGCACATACAATGGAAAAATGTCCCCACGAGGGCTGTTTTCATATTAAAGGTATGTGTAAGTTGCATCCTGAAGCTCAAACAGGTTTTGAATTGGGATCGTATGCAACTATGGGTTTAATGACCTGTTATTCAGTAGTCAAAAGTAAATTCGTTGGTGATGCTAGTACATATGCATTACCATTTGAAAAGATGGCAACTGATCAATTGATTAAGCTTACAAATAAATTAATCGATAATTGGGATTGGATGTGTATTATTCCAACACCAGTTATGGAGCACAAATATTTTAAAGCTTTTTGCCTATGGAATTATGCCGATGAAATCAAAAATCGTTATAAATCTGCATTGCTATTTCAAGTATTTCTATCAGCTTTATGTTGGTACTTTTTGGGACGGTGGACTGTTTTCTTCAACGCAATTTACTTTATGTATTTAGTAGTTACACTAATAGATACACTTAAAGTACAAATGTTAGAAGAACTCAAAAACCGTAACAATCAAGTAGAAGCAAGTATTAAAGCTACCAGGGATGACCATGTGCGCACATTTTGCAATTTATCAGTATTAGCTGGAATTATTGTATCACTAGCATTTGCATGGAAAGTATGGAAAGCAAGTCAGGTTGAAAAACAAGGAGATTTAACACCAAAAACTAAAGAGGATATTGCCAAGCGCGATACTGAAATTAATGTTTGGTGTGGAGTTGAAGCTACCCCACTTCCTATTACTGATCTGTCTAAAACAGTAACTTCTGAAGTACTAACCAAATTAGTACAGAAGAATTTGGTGTATGGATCAGTGAAGAAAGGTGATGAACCAGCAAGAATGGTTAACGGACTTATGTTAACCACTAATGTTGTATTATTACCATATCACTATTTTGAAAAGGATGATTCTTTAAATTTTACATTTAATAAATCTGAACCAGATAAATGTGGAAATAAGTTTTCTTGTGTTATATCAAAGAATATGATGTACAGAATTCCGGACACAGATTTGTGTATTGCTTATACAGGCACTGGAGGTTCTTTCAGAAATTTGACAAAACACTTTCCTCTTGATGAGATGAGAAATCATCCATTCATTCTACAATGGAGAGGTAAAGATGGAAATTTATTAACATACAAAGGTATGTCAAGAGTAACTATGGCCACTAACAATACTAAACATGAAGATAAAATTCTTATGTTTAAAGGTGGTTATTATGAAAAGTTATCTGGCAATACTTTTGGTGGTATGTGTGGAGCTATTTTGGTTTCTGACACTAAAGGAAGTGTCATTTCTGGTATCCATCTTGGTGGTGTTAAGGACACACCAAGAGGTTGTTATGGATCATTAACACAAGCAATTTTAGAATTGGCTGTTAATGAATTGAATAAGAAGGAAGCATTAATAGTACCTAGTGAATCAGGTATATTTGAACCACATTCCATGGGTTGTGAGTTGGTAACTAAGGAACCACTCCATCCCAAGAGTCCTATTAATTTTCTACCGGAAAATGCACAAATATCATATTATGGATCGTGCACAGGTAAAGTATCCTCGTTCTCAGATGTAAGAAATTTACCCATTAGTGATGTAGTCACAGAAGTTACTGGCGTAGAAAACATTTGGGGAGCTCCTAAAATGAAACCAGAATGGTTTGGATGGAGCACAACTTTACAAAATCTGAGTAATCCAGCAGAACAGTTTGATCACGAATTATTGATCAAAGCTGTTAAAGATTACAAAAAGCCTCTTGTAGAGTTAATATCATCCAATTTATGGGTAGGTATTAAACCTCTAACTGATACACAAAATGTAAATGGCATTCCAGGATGCAAATTTATTGATGGTATTAAAAAGAGCACTTCCATAGGACATCCCTTAGTAGGACCTAAGAGAAATCATATGGAGGAAATCGTCGAAGGTGAATTTGTTTTTACTCCCTTGATTATGCAAGAAATTGATCGTTATATTAATTGTTATAAATCAGGGAAGAGAGCGTGGGCTATCGCAAAAGGATGCAAGAAGGATGAGGTCCTTCCTGTTGCCAAAGGTAAATGCCGTGTATTTTACGGTAACCCTATTGCTTTGACATTTTTAATCCGACGTTACTTTCTACCAATAATTAGATTCATTCAAATGAATCCATTGCTCGCAGAGTGCGCAGTTGGCATCAATAGCCACGGCAAAGACTGGGAGGAATTTCACCAATACGTCCTCAAGTTTGGTGAAGAAAGAATTATTGGAGGGGATTATGGAAAGTACGATCAGAAATTACCATCTCAGTTGCTGTTTGCATCCCTCAGAGTCTTAATAGACTTAGCAGCAGCAGCAGGATATAGTGAAGAAGACATCTATATCATGAAGATGATGACCACAGATATTGTTTATGCATTAGTAGCATTCAATGGAGACTTGATCAGTCTAAACTGTGGTGGACATATAAGTGGAAATTCATTGACCGTTATACTTAATAGTATTAGTGGTAGTTTGAATCTACGATGCTATTTCTTCTCTAATTACGATTCAGAATTTAGAGAAGCAGTGGCATTGAGCACTTATGGTGACGATAATATTGGATCAGTCAAAGAAGGTTTTGATAATTTCAATATTAAGGGAGCTTCTGAATTTCTAGGCAAGTATGGACAAACATACACTATGCCTGATAAAAATAGTGAACTAACAGCTTATTTACCGTATGAACAATTTGAATTTTTGAAAAGGAAAAGTGTTTTCCATCCAAAACTCAATAGACATATTGGAGCATTAGTACCAGGATCTATTTTTAAGTCATTGCATTGTTGCCTCCGCAGAAAGGGTCATCCTCTAACAGGACAAGAATTATCAGCTTTAAATGTTGATACTGCCTTAAGAGAATGGTTCAATCATGGCGAGGAAATTTATGAACAACGAAGAAAAGAGCTAAAGGAGATAGCTCTTAAGACAGACATTGAACATATGTGTCTAGGACTGGATTTAACTTATGATGAACGAGTTATTGATTGGGAAGATAGATATATAAGGAAAATTAAACCAGAATACGTCTCAAACACTGATGATGACGTATCGGACCTCGAATAAGTCTATAAACTATTCACCCCGGTGTGCCTCGGGGTTCCAGCGTAAAGTTGAACAGCACATTTCATAATTGGTTACCATGTAGATATTAATTGTATATTATAGATAAATATAGAGGCTTTTGTGATATTACGGCTCTCCCAAGGAGAAACTCCTATTTAGGAGATGGTTAGCCACCATACCAATATACAACCGTGAACTGGTGTATGTCCATCAGTTCATGTACATAAACGAC